TACTAGAAACAATATTACCATCATTATCATAAACATAGTTATAATCATGATCTTGCACCGGTGCTTCTGTTGGATTAATAGTTAGTGTTGTAGGGTATATAGGCCTTTTTATACCATGTGAATCTATATAAGCTAGTTTAACATAACTAACATAGTCTTGTGGCATGGGTATTGTTAAAGCTGTATTTAGTTCAACTTCTTGTATTTTAATTGTTTTTAATACATCGTAACTAAACTCTTGTAAACCTCTTTTTGCATGAAATAAAACATCAGATTTAGCTACATTATTTATTAATTTACCATCACCTACGTAGGCAACCATAAAACTGTTAACTATATCTGCTAAAGAAGTATATCTATATCCACCAAACATACTGTCTCTTAATTCTACCTTAATAGATCCAGTTGTATTAGCGGTGTCTATATCGTAATACATACCCCAAGCATCACCATCTTCTGTAATACTTAAAATAGGTGTTAATAAAGCGGATGAAGCCGCTGTGCCAGTTATAGATGCGCTACTAACTGTAAAATCAAAAACCTCAACCTCAGTGTTAGCTGTATCATCTCTAAAATAAACTCTTATATCATCAGCTGTTATACAATCTTCAAACATACTCAATGAGTGTAAGAAATTGTTTTCGCCATCACTAACAGCTATTGAAGAAGCAGAACCATCCAGATAATATGTTTTACTACCGGTGTAGTATATTTCTTGTGTTTTTGTTTTTAGTAATCCCATTTTTTATTGATTTTCTAATTGTACCTTTGTTGCTGTTTCTTGTCCAATTGATTGTATCACGCTTGGATCTTTTATGATTACACCAGCGTATCTTAATATACCTAATATTAAATCAACTTCACTAGATGAGTGTAATTCAAAATCAGCGTGGCCAGTAGCTGTACTACTATATGTAAAAGCTCCAAAATTATCTGTAGTATATGTCCAATTAGGATCACTTGGTATAGCTATATAATCTATACCAATACTAGATATAGCTGTTGGTCTTACATTTATATTACTCCCTGTTATATAATACACGGGAAATGTTGTTGATGGGGCTGTAAGTGGTGAAGATAGTAAGTAACTAAGTTTAGATTTTTCTATTCTATCTAATTCAGTAAAAGCGCTAGGGCTTAAGCAAGAATCTTCAGAATAAACTCTAACCATATTGTAAACATTAGATCGAGTATAATCATCTACAGTTACTGTTGGCAAAGTGCCGCTACCACTTGTTAGTGTAATAGTACTTGTTGTGTAAAATGGATCTATGCGATCCTGTATTTTTTTTGATATATCAGCATATCCTTGGCCACCTCTTCCCATTGATTCTCTAGCAACAGCTCTATTATAATCATGGAAAGCTTTGTCTAGTAAATCAAGTTGGACTTGAGACCCAATTTTGTTAAATTCATCAGGGGTAAGAAAACCCCTAGCTTCTTTGTTAAGTATAGCTAATACTTTTCTATATACCTTATCTACTGATATTGCCATTTTTATATATTGTTATAATCACTGGCCCTAATTAAAGGGCCGTGACTATTTATTATTAATTTACTCTTTTTTGTATTGATTTATAAACTTCAACACCTTCATCTGTTTTTAACCATGCAGCAAATGCTGAATATGGATTTTCATCAAAAGGTACTTCCATTAATTTTCTATCATTAGATCCCCAAGTAAAACTTCTTTGATCTTGTGATAATTTAATTACACCCATTTCATTAGCTTTAATAGCTAAATTTCTAAGTATAACATTTTCATCTTTAACTAGATCTAAGAATAATACTGGATTTCTTCTAGCGAATATATATAAATCTCTTTTTATTTCAGCAGAGCTCATTTTATCAACAGCTGAACCTAGTTCAACTCTTAATATAGCCTCTGCTTGATCTACTTCTAATGATACCGCTGTATTTAAAGCATCCATTTCAGTTTCAATACTTACTAATTCTTCTTTAGCTTCAGCTACATCATCTCTTTCCAAATATACAATACCTTTTTTAGGATGATATAAGGATAGTAGTTTTTGTAAAGCTTGTCGAGATTTAGGAACATGTAATACCCCATCTTCAAAAATAATATGTGAAAGTATAACATTGTCATCCTGTTCATCAACAAAAATAGATCTTTGATTACTTGCGTATCTCATTTCTCTATTTAATGCTTTTTCTTCATCCCACCATAATAGTGGTTTTTTTCTTGTAGATTTAGATTGTATTACATAAGTTAAAGGTTTTGCTTTCCCTCTTAAATAATACATTCTATCTTTTATCTCCCATATAGGGGCTTGAGGTTCTTTAACCTCTTTTACTTGTACTGGTTCTTCCACCAATACTTCATCTTTTTTTGCTTTTTTAGCCATAATATAATATAATTAAATAGTTTAAAAAATAAACCTAAAGGCGCCATAAGACGCCTTTGGTTTAAAATAATTTACTCGTTATGAGTGAGCAGCATCTACTGTAATAGTACCACAAGCTGTAATAACAGAAGTGTTAATTCCTACAGCTCCATTACCAGTTCCATAATCATCAATAACTGTAATAAAAGATGATTTTGAAAAAGTATTACCAACTACAGCATCAACAATTGCCATCATAGCTTCCTTAGCTTTGTTAGTGGCAGTAGTTAATACAACTGAATCAGATATACTGTGATCATCATGGGCATGAGAATTTTTCATGCTTTTGAAGAAAACAGTTATACTTGTATCACTAGTTGGTTCAGCGCCTAAAAAAGAAGCCGCTGGAAACACAACTGAGTTTCCTGATCCATCATCATCAGCTAGAGTACTCTCTGTTCTAAAATATAAATATTTTTCCATTTTTTTAATTTTTAAATGTTTGTTTTTAAGTTTTAAGTTTTTGGTTTATTACAAGGCGGTTTTTACACCGCCCTATAATATATAAAATAATCTATTAAGATTCTTTTAGCATCATGAAGTTATTTGCAGCTTGTACAATTAAACATCTTTCAGATAAATAATGAATCTCCATATAGTCATCTCCAATGTAAGAAGCTCCACCAACAGAACCAGTAACCCAAGATTTCATTCTTCTGTCATCAGTTTGTGATTTTCTATATCTTACGTGTAAGAAAGGTCTCTTAACGTTTCTTCCCATATTTTCATCATAAACAGATGAAGTACCAGCAGGAATTAAAACACCAGAAACATCTCCAAAACCACCTCTACCAGCAGCATCATTTAGATATTTCCAATCAGATTTATAGAAGTCATAAGAACCTCTTCTAAATCCAGAGAAACCTAAATTAAGCGCCATATCAGCACTGTTAGAGAATACACCGAAAGAAGCACCACCTTGGTAGTTAGAGTTTAATCCTGCAACCATATCATCGATTGTAAGAGCTAAATCTCTATTTACATAAAGCATGTTTTCTTCGATTGCTCCTTGCTTATCAAGATTTTTAAGTACTAAATCAAAATCAGCTAAAGAAGCTAAATCTTCAAATACATTACCTCTTGTTTCAATAGCAGAGAATAAACCTTCTGTACCAAAAGCTTCACCAGCTTGCATACCAGTACTACTATCAGCAGTAGAGCTACCAGGAACACCTTTTACAGATTCAATCATAGAAAGTTCTACATAGTCATCAAATCTTAATTTAGTTTCACTAGCAGCTTTAAGATACCAAGAATATCCAGTAGCACCAGACTCATCTACAGTTTCTATCCACCCAATTTGAGCAGTATCAGAACCAGAGATTTTAAAGTGATCTTTGATAATAATTGGTCTATTGTCATGCTTAGTAAAAGTAGGATTAAGTTCTCCAGACTGTGTTACAGAACCTTTAGACCATTCAGAACCAAATACGAATATATTTACACCATCGGCATCACTAAAGTCAGCAGATAAAGTAGCAACTGTATATGGTAATATGTTAAAAGTTTGTCCACTTGTTGCAGAAACTCTACATACACTTGTTTTAAGTCCTGTTGCAGAATCAGTTACGATTACTGTAGCACCAACTCTTACAGAATTAGTATAATCAGAACCTAAAGTAACTAAACCAGAAGAAACAGTTGTGATAACACAAGTTTCATTACCTGATTTGTTTTTATAAGCAAGGTGTAATCTATTTTGTTCAGACCACACTACTTGATCGGATTCCATAGGCATCTCTGCCCCTACCATAGAAAGGAATCCACCAATTGTACGATTTCCGTATCTTTCGATTTCTTGTTCGTACAATTCCGGTAGGTATTGCTGCGCCCACCCTTGATTAGCTGTATTAGCTAAATCAAAATAAGTGTTTGCGCTTACGGTTTGGCTAGGTGAACTAGTTAAACTATAATCACCAGCTAAACCTAAAGACGTATTAAAAGCCATTTTTAATTGTTTTTAAGTTGTTATTTATTTATTTTAAATTTCAACCCAGAACTATCATCACCACTTAATACTCTAAACTTTCTACCACCAGCATCAATAGTAGGTTTTGCAGCTGTTCTTGGAGACATATCAATGTTTTTAGCACTCATAGTTGTCTCTTTAATAGCATCTGCTTTACCTTGATCATAAAAATGTTTAACAATTTTATCAATATTTTTACCGGCATATAAAGCTTTGTGATATCCTTTGGCGTCTCTCATCATACTGTTTTCATCTAGGAACTCTCCTATAAAGTTATTTAAGTCGCTTTGGTAAGTTTTCACATCTTCAGTATTATTAATATTATACCTATAAGTTTTCTCTCCAACATTAAAATCAAAACCTTTGAAATTAGCGTTGAAAACATTATTAGTAGATTTTTGAAAATGTTCAAACTGTCTTTTTTGAATTTCACTATTAGCAGTTTGTTCTTGGTTGTATTTATTGTAAAAGTCCACCGCTTCTTTCTGCTCGCTGGTCAACTTAGAACCCAACTTGACTTCCTTGTAATACTGATCCTTTAAACCAGTAAGATGCTTTCGAGCTTTTACAATTTCTTCTTTGAAAGCCAATTTTTTCTTTTTAATATTTCTTGGCTCATCATATTCCTCATCAACTTGGAAATTATCTTCAATTAAGAAGTTTATTTCTTCCATATTTAAATGAGGCTTAGTATTTTTATAATACTCTCTTAAAAGAGCGGTATCATCTACTGTTGAATAATCAGCATTTAACCTTGTATAGTCTTCTAAACTACCCCCAGTATCTTCCATAAACTTAACTAAATCTTGTAAATTTTCTGGAATTACAACCTCGGGTTGTTTTTCTTCAATTGGTTTTTCTTCAACAATAATTTGTGCTTCAACTTTTTTAGCTTCAGCAATTTCTTCTTCTGTTACTTCTTCAAGAATAAATTCTTCCTTCTTTTCTTCTTCTTCTTTTTCAACAATTTTTTCTATACCAGTTTTTACTTCTTTAGCTTTTTCTGATTTAGCGTTTTCTGTTTCATCTTTTTGTTCTTGTTTTGCTTGTCTAGGTTTTAATTTAAAATCTCCACCTTCTTCTAAAATCCTAGCTTTGATTTTAGGTTCTTCTTGTTTCTGCTCTTCAACAGGTGCTTGCACAGGTGTTTCTTCTGTTTTTACCTCTTGAATAACTTCTTCTTCTTGTTTTTCAGTTTTTGCCATAATATAATATTATATAATTAATAAATTACCTTGGTTCAAATTGTTCTAAACCAAATCCTCCTAAATTATCAAACCCGGCTGATTCAAAATTCTTTGGAGTGGTACCTTGCTTCCTTTGTTCAATCATCTCACTTTGTTGAGTTGCTTGAATTTTAGTTCTTTCATCTTTACGATCTTCTTTTTGTTTTTCTCTTTGAGTTATGCTTTCTACTTCTTTTTCTTTCAATTGCATATTCATTTGGAACTCTAGTTCCATTAATTCTTTTTTAAGTTGCGCTTCCCTTTCCATTTTTTGCATTGCAAATTGTGACTTAGCCTCTTCTAATTGCATTTCAGTTTGTGCTAAGGCTTGTGTTTTTTGCATTTCAGCTTGCGCAGCAGCTTGTGCGGCCTGAGCATTCGATTCTGTTTGGGCTTTAATGTTCTGTTGTTGAATAGCTTGATCTTTTTCTTCTTTTTTAACCCTTCTTAATTTAAGTAATTGATTGGCTAATTTTATATTTCTTACTTCCCTAATATCAATAGCATCTTCTAAATTAATAGTTTGTTGTTGAAGGGCCATTTGTATATTATTCTCTAATATAGCTTTTTCTTCTTCATCAGGAGATAATTCTAGAAATATACCAAAATCATGCAAATGCAAATTAGCCATTTCTTTTAAAGTACCAACATTAAATTTGCCTAATGATTTTATAAATGATTTTCTAGTTGGAGAATATTCTATAACATCAGATATTCTCATTGAAACACATTCAGCGGTTGCCAATGTTATATATAAGCTTGACTGTAATAAATGCCTAGTAGCTGTATTCGAATTAGCAGCCGCGAGTTTTTGTACACCAACTAATGCGTCTTTATCAGGGGTAGTGCCATCTCTGGCCTCATTAAGACCGGTAACATCACGCATCATTTGTAAATAGTAATTATAAGTTTGTATTAAACTTTGTATTTTACCACCCTTGCCACTTGTATTTAATTCTTGAATAGGCATATTACCCCTATTTATATCACCATCCTGCGTCATTGATCTACCTATAACAGAACCGGTTTGGAAAAACATATTTAATGCTTCTGCTGGATTATAATTTGTTCCATTACCTAAATCTATTTCAGCTAAAGCATCGGCATCTAAATAAACACCATCTGGCACCATTTTAGATAATACTTGTTGTAATTTTAAATGAGTTATTTGAATCATATCAGCAAACCCCGTAATTCTACCCACTAATGATTCTATTCTACCTTCATATATTCTAGGGGCGCAAATACTATAACTCATAACGGCTTTTGTAGTATCTGCTTTAGGGCGAATCATATTTTTTTTAAGTTCCCATTTTAATATATCTTCTGATCCGCTACCAACTATTTTAACACCCTCATATACTACTTCAATAACTCTTTCTACTTTTTCATAATCTTCATTTTTTGGAGGATTAAATTTATCATCTTTTTTAAGAGCTTTTTTGCCCCCAGTAGAAGTATTTTTTATTTTATGAACTTGACTCATATAAGTTTTATATTCAAAATATAAAACAGATATAGAATTATTATCATCTTCTTTTTTAGCTAAAGTAGAGGTATTTGTATTTAAACCACTTGATTCTCTATATTTATTTAATTCCTCATCTGTTATTTCAGGAAATTCTTTTTTAAGTTCATTTATATATACTTCTTTTACTTCACCAACATAATATATATCATTAAAATATGGTGATTCAGTATATGAATAAACTAGATTAGTAGGATCAACATATTCTATTTTAATACCCTCAGATTTATTAAATGAATTTTTTACAGCACCTATGCCTAATACAACTAAATCATTATTAACTCTTTTTAATAAATAATCATACTTATTTTTATCAAATATGCTATTTATAGCTTCTTCCTCCGCTATCTCAATAGCTTGTTTATAATCAAGCTGCATATGAAGCTCTAATTCTTCATTAGTTTCAGGTAATTTAGTTTGATTTGTTTTATACATATCAATACCAAGAGAACCAGAAACAGCATCATTAAAAGCTTTATTTTTCATATCTGAAACTAAACTCTCTACATAATTAGTTCTTTCTTTTATAGCAGCTGGATCTTGAGAATAAGCTTTAATATCATACGATCTATCTGCCATACCATTTACAACAATATCTACAAATTTAGATATAATAGGTACTGGTTTCCAATCTAAATTTAAATATGATAAATCTCCATTAATAGATAATTCATCTTTATATTTTTTAACAGATTGTTCCCCTCTAGCATATAATCTTAATGAATGAAAAGAATCTTTATATGTAGTATATCTATTTGAATTATTATTGCTACTAAGCCATTCATATTCTATAGCATTACCTACTTTAGCACCATACTCCATGCTCATTTTCTCTGCGTCACTAACAGCTTGGCTAGGGAAAGAGGTTTTAATACCTTTTTTAATCATTTTTTATATTATTTGAGATCTTATTCCTTTATTATCATATCTCTTGATACCAAGATCAATTGATTTTGTTTTTCTTTCTTGAGTTGGTTTATATAGGTTTTTATTACATGCCATCAATGCTAAACCTGAACTAATAGAAGCATCATATCTTGTTCTATTATTTATATCAAATTTAGCCCAGTCTTCTAATGTTCTTTGAAAATACATATCACCAAAATTATCACCCTTTTGTCCTATATAATTTTCAATATAACTTTCAATTGCAGCCGCATGGGCTTGTTTTATATCTTCACTTGAATTAGGTATTCCACCAACCTCTTTTTCTGTAATTGATAATTTATTCCATGTTTTATCAGGTCGATTCATTGAAAAACCTCTATATCCTCTTCTTTTTAAATAATATAGTAATCTTGGTTTATTATTTTCACAAAGTATTGGCATTCCATAAAAGACTATAGCCATTAAAACATCTTCAAAAAATATCTCCGCAGTTTGTGGTCTTGCTACATATTCTAAAAATATTCTATTAGTAGGAACATTTTCCATAGAAAATTTAGTAA